CGACGCATCCTTCATATCTAAGGTGACCCAGTCACTAGTGACTGAGCCAGCCAAGGCTAGGCGACGATTTATCGATTGGTCCGTAAAATTTACGTGACCACGAGTCAATCGATGCTTTTCCAACCAAGGTACTATTACCTTGCGTTGGCCTTGTTGCAACCACTGTAATTCAAGTGGTTCCATGGATATGAGACGAGGACCCCTGGAGTCCTTCGGAACTAGAACGACTTTCGCCGTTCCCGTTTCGAATTCTTCAAGGGATTCAAGCCACTGGAGTCGATCGACGAGGTGAGATCCTCCGAGGGTATAATATCCTGTAAAGGGATAATAGCTCTCGGCGGATTTGAAGATTCGTGAAAATTTATATTTTTCACCAACTTCTTCACCCGTGGATACAGCTCCAGGCCCGTGCCTAGGAAAAATGTCCCTAGGATCAAGCCCATTGAGAACACGACAGACAAAGGTCCGTGCGTTCTTAATGATGGGATCGTCTGGGCTAACGACAAGATGTCGGAGCTCAGATTGGACCCGGATGAATGATTCGATAACCTCTTTTTGGGTTGTCTTGTCATATGGTAGTTCTAACTTGTATACAAAATATACAAGTTGGCGTATGTGCTTCAGTGCTATAGGGTCCGCATCACAACGGACCTTTCCGCACCCTGTAAAAACCCGCTGTATCAACCACCCGAATAATTTCGGGAGTTGAGTTCCAATTCTCTTTTGGAGACCTGGAATAGACAGCGGTTCAAGGTCAGCAAGCGATTTGTCAATTGCTTTGCCGATCTTTGGAAGGGTTACAGTAAAAAACTGAAATCCTTCCCGTTCAACTCGAAATATCATTTTATTGATATCCCGACGTGCCTCTTGAGCAATATTGCTCTTAAGGTACATGTCACACCCGCAAGGGCATGGCATTTGGACGTCACGGGGCTCAGTATAGCACTCTGCTATATCGTGATGCAACCGCAACATCAAGGACCTGTAAAGGTCTAGGCTATTAGAGTATCCCATAATAGGGTATACCTCCTAGCCAGATATGCGATCACATCACCCCGCAAGGAAGAACTGCTCGTCTATGACGACTTAACCTTCACCAGCTATAAGCCGGTCAAGGTAAGTTGAGGATAATGCAGCCTTAATTGTATCAAAAGTGGCTTCAGTGCCACTAGCGAACAAAGAGGCGCAAAATCCTTTCGCCATAGCAGACATATTGGCATCGGTAACAAACCCATCATTGGGTTGTACCAATACCATATATACTGATGCAGTTCGTGGCTTATCGAGAGTTGGATTGCCGTTTCCGTCGTCTCCGACGTAATCGACATCCAACCGGATAAGCGTGCGTTTAGTATCAACAGGCGCATTTTCGCGAGTCGTTGAATGATTTATTTTCAACGTACCGCGACGTGCACTGGTGATGGGACTAGTAATCGAGGCAACTCGAGTACTAGACCCAGGTGCAAAATCCGTAGCATAATAGCTCGTCATATTTGCATCACCACTATTCGCAGCGAATAGCAAGGGATCAGTAAGCATATCTGGTTCCTTGTTAAGTTGGGGTGGATAAGTGTTGAATGTCCTTACATGAAATGTAAGGCAACCTTATCAGAAGGCGCATTGCTGCACCTAATGCTCTTTAACATTAGAGCCAACGGGTCCGTTCTTTACGACTAGTTCTGGTAAGACGTTGATTAGCCAAGGAAGCTGAAATAGCTATCCGAGTCAAATTCAACATCGAACCAGGTCTTGGAGAACGGAGTTTTGTTTCTACCGGCGGAGGCTGAAAACGTCTCCGCAAGTAAGCGGTGGTTTCAAACGACATAATGTCGTCAAGAAATGACACTTTATATGGAAGATCTCCTGTTGGAATAGTTATTCCAAGCAGGGGTTCATTCCAAGTCATTTCCCATCGCCGTTTGGTAGTAATCTTAATACTTTCCATGTATTGAGATACCCAAACTTCGGCAGGGAATAATACCGGACGATTGCGATGTAACCAATTCCCAATGTGATAGACCCAGTCCATCACAAAGGAAAACGGAATAACATCCCATAAAGCGGCAGGATCAAAGACGCCTAAAACGTCAATGAACTGCCGCAATCGAGCGGTAAATCCCTGAAACTCAGGGCACGTGAAGAAGTATTGTAAACTTCTACAGTGCTTGAGACTCAGGACATCCTTCGCATGAAGGGTGACCGGAAACAACCCATCGACTAGTACCGAAAATCGGTATTCAGCCGGGAGGGGCAGCACCTCTTTCTCGACATCACGTGGCGTCTCACGACGCCATGTGTATCGTTTATGGAGGATCTCATTGCGAGCATCATAGATTAGTTTCCACTTCTTAAGAAGTGTAGCTAATCCCTGGATATCAGCCACAGTTGGTATTACACCAAACTGGACAGCTAAATGGTCATCGGCCAATTGCTTAGCCGTTGCATCCAAATCCTTCTCAGCAAGAGCACGTAACCTTGAAAGGTTACTACTTCGGCCGAGAAAGGACTTGATTAGCTTTTTGAGATCCAGAAGATCCACGATAAGATACCAAGCGGAAAAATTCTGATCGAATACATCCGGATTGATATACACATCGTGCGTAAGGGAACTATGCCCAAATAGAAGCAATTGCTTCTCAGTTGGGTATAGAGGAGGAGGTCCGCCATGTTCTACAACGGGTAAAAACTCGGGTAGATATGACTCATGGTATATAGCTGGAAGATATTCCAGTATACGCCATGCAGGGACCCTATTTGCATAATAAGACGGGTTCGGTAAACCTACCGCACCAGCCAAAGTATGACGAATAGGACCAGCACCCTCACACCGCACACGTGCGGTAGTTTTGATGTTGGTCACCTCCTTAAACGCGCCTAATTCACCACCATTTTCGTCCTCGAAATCGGGGCCGAAAACATATTCACCACCGGCCCAAAAATCTATTGAGCCGGGGTGAGGGGTAGGTACTGTTATAGTATCGATAGGAGTAAAAGCACCCCATTGGCCAATATTTTGGTCAAAATGGGATTGCTCTATATCCAAATCGATCGTTAACAGATCGTCGCGTTTTCTTTTACGTTTAGCAGGCATACTGAGTTTGGGGCGCTT